GAGTATTGGTATAACGGAAAGAACTTCTTCAAGCTCCTACAGGGACGCGCAGTTACCATACCCCAAGACCAGCTATATCTGGAGCTTCGCAACGCTGGTTTCGCTCCACGACCAAAGAAGGGTCAACGCATATCAGAAGTTGAGGCGGCACGCCTAACCATTTCTAATGAAAACAGGGTAGACGAGATAGCCCCCATCATATGGTCTAAAGATCGTGTAGTGGAGATCAACTCCCACAGGATTCTTAATAGCCAAAACGTAACTCCCGTTGAACCAGCAGACGATGGTGACCCATCCAGATGGCCTTTTATTCACGCATGGTTAAATCAGTTGTTTGTAAATGGAAAAAGACCAACTGTTGAATACCTGCACGCATGGAATAAACGGTTCTACACATCTGTGCTGGATCGGGTGGGGGCGCAAGGGCAGGGATTGGTGTTGGTAGGCCCAACGGGAAGGGGAAAGACATTATTGTCCCGCGTAGTTATTGGCTCTCTTGTTGGTGGTTTCGGTGACGCTTCCCAATACATATCCGGCCACACTACGTTTAATAAAGACCTCGCAAGAGTCCCCTGCTGGTGTGTGGACGACACGAAAAGTGCCGCCAGTTATCAGGAACAAAGAAAAGCAACAGAGGTGATAAAAGAAGTGGTAGCCAACCCAAACATATCTTACATGGCGAAATACTGTGATGACATGAACATTCCGTGGACGGGTCGGGTGATACTCTCACTCAACATGGATGCCAACTCATTGTCTGTTATCCCTGCATTAGATAGTTCAAACAGGGATAAGTTGATAGCTCTGCGAATCAGCGATAAGGCAGACACAAAGTTTCCTGACAACAAAACACTAGAGAGCATTATAGGGCAGGAGCTACCCCACTACGCAAAGTGGCTTCTGGACTGGGATGTTCCGAAAGAGATCAAAGGCAAGTCACGCTACGGTGTGGTGTCATACATCGACAAGACCATAGCGTCTGCGGCATATGACAACTCCAGCAGAAGTAGTGTGGCAGAGCTTGTGGAGTTCTTTGTTAAAAGGTATCGGGACATTAAGGATGGCGCGACCACATGGCGGGGGACGCTCACAGAGTTTCAGGTGGCAATACACGAAATGAACGGCGGTAGGAGCGTGGGGATGTCCAACAATCTTGAGTTCGTCAGGAGGGGTATGCTGATCATTGAGGAATCTGGGAAGTCAAAGAACAGCAGTATACGCCCAGTAAAATCAATAGGCTCTGGGGGAGGAAAAATTTGGGAAATTGATATTTCTGAAAAATACGATATAGATAATGCCAACCCAGTTGGCACTATATAATGACCCGCGAAGAGATAGATGAGTTCGTAAGCAACGCCACCTCCCAAGAAGTCCTTATAGCGGACAATCTGGATGAAGGCTTTGTTGGCATAGACACAGAAGCAGACACCCCCAGAGCCGTTTACTCAATAGAGCGGTGTATTAAGAAGCTGTCAGAAGAGATGACCAGAGATGATGCCACGGAATACTTCTGGTATAATGTGGCGGGTGCGTGCGGAGAGGGTTACCCCATATTCATATCGACTCCCGAAGACGACAGTCCCTACTAGCGCAAAGATAACGGGGGGTTTAATTCTTGTATAAGAATATCGTACCCCGGAGCTTTGTAGTGGAACCCGTTGCTACTTGTCTCGCCACCAGTAAAGAAATCTGCTTTCTTTAAAAACTTTTTAGTGGGCAACCACCCAACTAAATACACCTGCATAAAGTCTCTTCGGACACGGGTAAAAAAGAACAAGTCGTTCTCTGGTTCCATGTCCTTTTTGCCATTAACAAAAGCGTTATACTCCGGTTTTGGGATGCCACTACAAATCTTGGACTTAACTTCTATTGTCTTTTTCTTATACACTATGTCGTGCGTCCATACCTCATCACCCACATAGCGACTTCTGGGCAGGTATGCGTTAACGGCTATCTCTCCCAACAACCCTGTCATCCTACCCTGCCCCTTCATTATAGAGTTGCTTGGAATACCCATCTGGCGGGATCGGTTGTACGCCATAGCAACATCTTCGTCAGTGGGCGTGAACACCGCCACATCACCAACGTGCTTAAACTTCTTTATCTTGGGGATTTTCTTCACGGCTAGAACCTAACAGGAGAAATGAGTTTCCACTTGAGAACCCCCCTTGGTTCGTTGTTTCCATCATTGGCACGTTCGACGCGGATACGACCTGCGGCGTAGTTGTTGGGAATCACAAGCGTGTATGCGGACATGGTCGTGCCTCGTGGGATGTCATCCCAGATGAAAACGTCAAACCAACCCCACCCATCGAATTCATTCACCTCAAGCGTGTATGTGTAATCAGCCCCATCACTGAACCAATACATACCGAAAACACCGTCCTTGGGGTAGAAGAAGGTGTTCAGGACGGGGGTAGGTGGGGGTTCCGCAGACACGACTCCCACGAACACCATCAATATAAGTATAAACTTTCTCATGTTTTACTACCTATCCGCTTTAAGATTGTCTCCCAAGCAGGGAAGAATATCTCTTCCATGCAACGAACAATGGGTTCTTGTTCATAACGCTCTGACCACGCCAACCCCGACAAAAACAGGCTGGCTTCCATCATTTCGTGCCGAAGTGTGTCTAACGCCACTTCATCAGACAATCCCGCATTAATCTGAATTATCTTCTCGTCGTGGGAGTATTCCCCAAACGTGTCGCTGTCGTCCCCCTTAAACGGTTTAACAACTAAGCGGATACGCCGCCCAGCTATACTCACTGTTTTTGGGAAGTTCATGGGAAATCACCATTGACTAGCTAACTCGTCGTAAAGAACTAAACCACCCGCGATAGCGTGCGCTATACCCTCCATATGGTTTGTTGCCAAATCCCAATCCAACTCGTTGGTTCCAAAGAAAGGTTCCGCGATAACGGCGGGGCAATGGGTCATCCGTAAAAAGGCCGCTCCCCGGCTACCTTTACCACGGGCTTTAATTCCGCGACTGGTGAAGTCAGTAAAGGCATCCTCCATTGAGTCCCTCAAAGAACGAGCTAACAGGCGACCCTTCTGGCTACTGTGCCAGTATAACCACTCATGCCCCGTTGCGCTGGGGCTGGCGGCATTGAAATGCAACTCGACAGCAAACCTAACGCCGTCCTCTTTCAGCTTCTTAGCTAACCACCGCATCGCCGTTGTGTATCCCCCACCCTCATACGCATTATACACACGGGTCTCTTCTCTTATTTTCTTAGAAATAAGATAGGCGAGGTCGCAGTTGTAATCATACTCAACCGTCCCATCAACAGAAGCGGCTCCACTGTCCCCCTGCCTGCTGTGTCCTACACATAGTGCGATCATGTTGGGCCTACTCCGAATATTATTGAGGTTAACGGGACTATGATGAGGGAAGCCAGTGCCAGAATTATAATCAATAAGACAATTAGAGTGTTTATAAAACGGAGGATCATTTGCCCCCACCCCCTATTACAACCGCTCTCCGGTATGAGTGGTCAGAATGAAACTTCTGACCCCTACCCATCAGTGTTCCCTCAACGAAAGGGTATTTAAATCCTTCGATGAGGGTCACCGTTGGGGGATCATACATCGCGCTCTCGTTCAAGGCGTTTTGCGATTCTCTCCATCCGCAACTTGGCAGAAGGACTGCCATCAGCGGCAAGGCGATCAATTTCATCTTCCAGTTCATACACAAAAGTTCTCTGCCGCCAATCAGCATACGCTATATATGCCTCAAGCGCGGCTGTTAAAAGACGGAAGAACTTCACTTACGCTTGTTCAAGATAGACCAAACGAGTCCGACGAGTGTTACAACGGCTGATACGCCAGTTGTCACCTGATCGCCATCAGCAAGTCCAGCTTGCGTCAGGAAGCCGCCTCCAAATGTGAGTGCGTGCCTTAACACGCCCAGCCATGATTCCTTATTCATTTTTTATGTTTGTTCTTTAACAGATGGTAGAGCGAAACTACAGCAACTGCAATTCCTAATAACCCTCCCAAAATTTGAATTGCCCATTCCATGTGTTCCTGATATGGCGAGAGAACGGCAAGGGTCGAGCCAGCAAGCCCTGTCGTTCCTCTAACTAAAATTTCTCCGGTGTTCATTACTCAAAAGGATTTGGTGGATGATTCCAATCGGAGGGTAGCTCATCGACTAAAGCATCCTTTTCATCATCTGTCAGCAGGTAGAGGTAGTCCCCGTAGACCTGTAAGGCGGCTCTCCCGTCATTATGCTCAACCGTTGCGCTCCATACTCTAGAGTAATCAGGGTTGCCTTTTTCAGTGGCCGCTTGTTCAGAACGGGTAGTGGCTTCTTGCTCAGTATCAAAAACTAAAAAGTTCATTAGTAGACCTCCAAAGCTGTGTTTATGGCTGATGCAATATTAGAACTATTGGACGTTTGATCGGTATCGTAATGGATGAACTCTTGCATCTTTCCTTGGTAACCATAGAAACCAACTGCCATTCCAAAACCAGAACTCCCCGACATAGAAGACGTTCCAGTGTCAGCAGGATCAGCGGAATCGCTCGTGCCATTAACAGTTAGCGTTTGTGCCGATGTGGTAGCTAAATAGGAAAAAAGCCTTCGTTTTTCATCAATGTCAACGCCGTCATTCACAGCGACTGAAGCGGCTCCACTAAAACCATTCTGGTAATAAAATGTTGCCGAAATGCTGTATTGAATGTGTAAGTAATGGGCTGGGGTGGAATTATCAAAACTTAATGTCCACGCGATGGAATCGTTCGCCCGTGTGGAGCGCGAAACAAAAAACGTGGCGTTGCCCCCAAGGGCAAACCCTGAGTTGCTAAAGTGCATTAAATCGGCGGCATCCCAAAGCAAGGCGGCTCGCGCTGTGCCTGATGTGACATCCGTTATAAGACTGTTACTAGTATACAGCTTGGGTTGATTCGCGAGCCTCT